AGTTGTTGTTATTATAAAAGAAAAAGGAAAGGGAAGGTAACACCCCCATCCCCCGAAGGGGACAGGGATGAAAACCTTGGGGTGGGATTAATCAATGTCCTTGATTTCAAACGAAGCTTCAGGACGAAGAACACCGTGGCCCATTGCATACTTAGCAACGAACAGGGTTCCTTGAAGCTCAAGCTTGTAATCACTCTCGGTAGCGAGGTCAAGAAGCTTGACAGTTCCGATAGCCGAGGGGTGTCCACCGATGATGAAGGTCTTAGACAGGTCACCGTTGTATCCGGCTCCTGCTGCTCCTCCTCCAAAGACATCGTTGTTGACAGACGCAGAACCGTCTCCAGTGCCTACACCAGAAAGGTCTGTTGCAACGTCAGCAAGGTGGTTGGACTTGAAGATGCGAAGACCAGCAACCATTGGGATGTTACCAGTAGCAACGTCACCACGACCACCGAAGTCACGGTTGATTACATTCTCGTCAGACTGGACAAGTTTGTAGTAATCAGCCGGCTTCAAGATAGCGTAACGCTGTCCATCGTTCGGGATGTCGTTCTCGTCCAACTTCTGAGCAGCTTCAAAGAGCTTCTCCTGGATGACAGCAGCAGTGAAGTCACCAGGCTCTCCTCCGTCGATGGCGATGCCGTCTTTTCCGCCCGTAATAACGGAAGAAGTGCGAGCAGCAGCAACGAGAGTCTTCATGGTCGCAAGATCGAAACGCTTGGCAAGAGCCTTACCGAGTTCCTTAGCGTAAATGCTACGGACATCGTAGTGGTTCTTAAGCTCATCGATGTTAGCAATGAAGGTGGAAGCAAGGAGAACATCATCAATCGAGATGACTTTCTCAGCGTGTTTAATCTGACTGAGGTAGCTGTTTCCAGCGTCAGCAATGTTTTGTCCAGCCGTGTGGTATTCAGCAGTCGCAATTCCAGTTACAGGGAACTGAGCAGACTTTCCGTTCGCGATGGTGCGGATCGTATGAAGACCCTTCATCACGTTCATTTCTTCAAAAGTGGTCAGGATTTCTCCTGAGAACACCTTCAAGAACAATTCGTTAGTGTCGCTGCCAGTGGCGTTGACTTGTCCCAAGCGGGATGGAGTTGTATTAGCCATAATATATGCTTTCTATTTTTGTTTTTGGTTTAAGGGTGTCCTCAATCAGATGTATCCAGTGGTCGGGTTCAGAGTTATTGATTGTCCACCTCGGTGGGTCGCATCTTCGGCCTCGTTACGGAGTCTATCGTTATGATGACGGTTGTTGTTTTAACACCACCAAGCTAGTAATGCAGCTTGTAACAATGGTGAAAGTTGTATCTTCAAAGTCATCTATGTGGGTTTGCCACGAAGCGACTGTGATGTAGTGTGCGCCATGGTCGATAACACAACCATAGACGGTACACAAAATTGGACCATCTTCGCTGTCTTGCGCGTGGTCTAAAAAATCTATTTGAACGATGTCACCAATTACGACTTCTTCCGTTTCACACGGGCAGTCGGGGTGTTGGCAGCAGTAGCTCGGTGTGCGGTTGCACGGGGTCTCGCTTTCAGTAATAACAGACATTCAAAACTTGAATTAAATAACAACATTACTTTCAACCACCCTTGGTCTTCTTAAGCTTCAAGCCAGAGCGTTTGGCTGCCTTCTTTGCGGCTTGCTTTCCTTCGGCGGTATACGGGTATTTCTTCTTTCCTACTTTGGGCATTTTGGTTGTTGTTGTTATTGGTTAAAAATTATCAGCACTTCCACCGTCTGAGTGCTAGAGCTTTCCTGGTGGGTCGACCTTTAGAATCCTTCATCGGTCCTTTAACACCTGACATACGCGCACAAAAAGACCGCTTCCTTGGGCCTCCCTTTGGTTGCGGTCTCTTAAGATTACTACCTGTCTTTTGGTTGTAGTATTTTCTCCCTTTCTCAGTCAGTCCTCCTTTTTCGGACTTGTGTTCTTTTCTAAGGGACAATCCTTTTCGTTTACTGGGCATCGTTCTCTAGGTCGTTGATGTAGTGAAGTATCTCCCCCAGTGTTCTTTTCTCCTCGGGACTGAATTGATGTTGATTTAGCTTCTCTAAAAAGTAGGGGAGCTTTGTCGGACGAAGAGTCGGAGCGCATCCAGTCATCAATAACATCACGCATGTCGCTATGCCTACGACGATATAACTCTTCTTCATAGCTGTCTAAAAGACCGCGAAGTGCCTCTGCTACTTTGGGGAATGAGATAAGTAGTTTTATGAGTAGTAGAGACAACTTCACGGCTATAAATGTTAGTCCTTCGCTCGACCGATGTTCAACGCGAGCCAGTCAACGATGCGATACGCCTTACCAACCCAAGTGTCATCTGTGGGTGTAGGTGTTAATGCAGCGATAGCACTAGCGGCTGTTACAATGGCGGTAGCAATCCCGATGAGTTGTGTAGAGTTCTCCAGGATGTAGTTAATGATGTTAGACATATTGTTGTGGGGTTAAGGGGTGACGGCAATGCGAGCTTCAACGCTTCTACGATAGCCTTCGTCGTTCTCGTAGCGAGGATCAGCCATTGATTGAGTCATCTCGTAGCTAGATCCAAAGGGAACAGCAAGGGCGTTACCAGCAGTGCCTCCTTGGACAAGAGATACCGGATCTCCTCCGTCTGCTACATAGCGAGCATAGAGACCTCTGATAGCCATCGCAGCAGCATCACGGTCTCCACTCTCTACGGTGTTGTTGTAGACCTGTTGTTCTTGATCGGTAAGGGCGGTGGATGCCCAGTCGGACATAGCCTCGTAGTTTTCTCTTCCTCCAATCTCCGCTTGAAGAGATTCCTCTTGCTGGGCTTGAAGTGCCTCGAAACCTTGGACGTATGTATCAACAACATCCCTGCTTAAGCCAGCTTCTTCAAGACTCTGGTAGGCTGCATCGGATAACGTCCCAGTCTCGTAGTATTCGTCAGATGCTGCTGTTACGGCCTCACCCATTGCGGGTGTCGCTTCAGCTTCCTCCGAGTTGTCTTCGGACTGTTCTTTGTTGTTGTTGTTATTTTCGTGGAAGCGTTGTTCCAGTTGTCCGTAGGCTTCAGCCATAGACTCTGGGGTATCGAACTTCTCGGGGAGCCACTCAGGGCGTTCCGGTGTTTCCGTTGGGGTTTCCTCGGGTTGTTGTGGCGGCTGCTGTTGGTCACGCTGTTCTTGCGCTTCCTCTTGCATTGCGGCTTGCTGCTCCAAAGAGATGTTCTCCTCGGGAGTTGGGTCGTTGTATGTTACGGATTCCATTACTATTCAGGTGGTTCAACCTCCGGCATGTTACCCGCTAACGCCTGATCATTCAAGGCTTTAATACCAGCGGGGCCGAGCTTCTCACTGAGAGCTTGCATTTGCGCCATCTGTGCCTCCTGTTGCATCTGTTCGGAACTCTTGATGAGTCCTTCGGTCTTGATGCCGAGAGCGGTAGCGCGTCTTTTGAAATAGTCTTCAACATTAACAAATTGTCCAATAGCCTGTGGGCCAACCACTTGAGCAGCACCAGCAAGGAAGAGGTCAAGCTTGGAGAGATCGTTACCACGCCCAAGAGCCTCTACACCTGTAACAATCACAGGCTTCACGAGGTCTTTAGGAAGCTTAGGAAGAGTCTTCTTCTTTTGCATGACCGTCATAATGCGTGTCACCAAGGGTAACTGCATCTCGCTGGCAAGGAGGCTATACATACCTCCAAGGGAAGTCTCTAGCTCTTGTGAAAGCATTCGGATCTCCTCTGCGGTAACACGTTCAGCTTGTCGCACCACACCTGATGTAAGAAGGAAAGCTCCCCCAAGACGGTCTTTGATGGCTTCTACTGTGACCTGAGCCGTGCGGAAGTCGTTGAACTTACCTAGCTGGAGAGTGTTAACATCAGCAGCATTGCCTTGAACAATCGCACCGTTGGGGCTTTCAGCTAGCGTCCGTGCTCTTGTAGTCCCGTTGGGGTTCACAAGGAATAACACCTTGGCTGCTGCGGCTGATCCTTCGACAATCGCTCTGGTCAACGCTTCAAGACTCTGGATGTCACCGAGGTATTCCTCAACAAACCCACGACCGTATGCCTCCCCGTCAATCCGAGAAAGACGCAAGGGGATGAACGGATTGCGATCCTTGGGAACCTTACCACCAGC